TTACCACAACGTGTTGTGCCATTCATGTCCCGGGCTTCTTGGCGTAGCATTGGGATCATCAAGGTTTTGTTCTTAACCTTGTTCTCTTCAGGGTCGTACTGAATCCACTGGAACAGTTGGCTAAGTGGACGAAAGTTCACCGTTTTGGCGAAAACAGGGTCATCATTTGTACCCCGCACAAAGAATTGACCACGCGGAAGTGACTGACCTTGGTCGTTCTCTTCTTGGTAGTTAATTTTTAATTCGGGTAGACGATCAGAAGAAGCGTCACTGCTACCACCACCCATGCCCATAGCGGCGGCAAGTTCCAATTGTTCACTTTTGCTAATAGTTGCAAGTTCATTCATAAATTTCTCCAGTAGTTACCTTTACAAGGTATTTAGTTAAGGAATTATAATGTACCTCAGTTAAGGGCACTAGTCAATATCCAATTCAACTTGTTCCATCCAATTTGGGCCTTGGGTAATCTCGATATCGAGGGGCAGTGAAAGCTCATAATCATAGCGTTCTTTGACCTCTTCGGCTAAACCGCCCATAGCCCACTTTAGGGCCTCTATCACTTGCGCGTCTTCATCCGGGTGAACGTCAACGACGATTGAATCATGAACCGTCAAGATCAATCTTGATTTAAAATCTTCTGCTATAAAACGCTGGTGCGCACGGACACATGACATCACAACGAGGTCGGCTGTAGCGAACGATTGGCAAGGATAGTTAACTACGGCAGTAGCATTAGTTATCCTGCCGTTACCGAGCCTCCGGGCGTTAGGGAAGTAGAACTCACGGCCACTAGGGATACGAACAAGACCATCCTTGAGTACACCGTCCATTAGCTTACGGTGCCAGAGAGCAAGGCCTTTGTAGATATTAAAGTACTCTTTGAAGTATGCTTGGATATGCGGGGGCTCATTAGCACCCATCCCACCATACAACGGCGCGAACGTGTATGCCTTGGCCGCTTGTCTCATAGTCTTGTCAACATCATCTACGGAGCATTGATTAATAATAGCGGCGGTTTGTTTGTGAACATCAAAACCATCCAGTATTTGCTGAATGACTGTAGGGCACTGAGATAGTTCCCCAGCCACTCTAAACTCTAGCCCGGAGAAGTCAGCTTCCATAATCGTGCCGCCATCAAACCTAGAGTGTACGGCTTTCCGTACGGGAAATTTGGATCCCTTCGGTATGTTCTGGAAATTAGGGTTGGAACTGCTCAGTCTGCCTGTACGAGTAATGCATTGGTTAAACTGGGCGTGGAGTATTCCATCCGCACGGGTAGATGCTTCGATGTTCTTAATAAACGAGTCTAGGTAAGTAGAGATAGCGTTTAGCCTAGAGGTCTTTGTAAGGAACTCTATGGCCTTTAAGTTGTCCTTCGCCTCGGCTTGAGCAATCAGCTTCTTAATCGTTAGCTTATCTGTTTTAAATCCGTTGATGCTGGCGTCAGTAGCTTGGGTAGGGACTAGCTTTAGCCCGGCCACTTGCCCCGTCTCTGTCAGGGTATAGCCCCGGCCATCGCAGTGTGTACACTTGGACAGGTTCTTGTACGGCTCACCATTCACCTTAATCTTCTGTAACCTACCTTTGCCTTCGCAGACATCACAGTGATTGGCTATGGTCTTCATTACCCGGCGGGTAGACTTACGAACGGTGTTAGCAAACTTACTAGCATTCATACGAGGGGGTGGTAGTGGTTTGCCCCGGGCATTGACGCCTATGTTGAATGCATTCTTATGGTAGTTCCTATCCTTTACTGTGCGCGAATAAACAACGGCGGTCATATCTACACCACTGTTCAGATTGATAGGCGTATCACCCATCACGTCAGCTACGATAGCATCCAGATCTTTCTCTATCTGTACCTTCTCTGCCTGATACTGTGTTTTTACTGCACCCAGAGTATCGGTATCAATTGCAATACCATTGCGCTCTAGCTCCACCAAAAACAGCAACATCTCATTCATCAGAGTAAAGGTTGGGAGTAAGCCGACGTTCGACTCTTTTAAAAGATCTTTTTGTTGGGCTTGGTAGATCTCGGCAGTAGATAGCACATCGGCATCAGCGTACTCTATGACCGTAGCCAGTGGCATGGCCTCGAAGCCTACACCAGACTTAAACAGGCCGTCTACTAGATCGGACTTCTTCCGGGTAACATCACGGCGTTCTGCTGTAGCTTTTAGTGATAGCTCTTGGCGTTGTCCTCTTGCAAGGATGTACTCACCAATCATCGTGTCGTACACCGTTTTTGGTGTACTGAAACCTGACTCAAATAAGTAGGACACGTCAAATTTAGCATTATGGCATACGATTAATTCAGCCCGTTTAAGGTCTGCCTTCATCTGCTCACTGCTATCGGCGTTCAGGCCGTGTTGCTCATTGTGATTAAATATAGCCCGACGCGCTGGGCCTATCTCACCGTTCTCAATCATTCTCCAATGAGAAGAGACGATCTTATTCTTTGGATGGTATGGGCTGTTATCCTTACTTTTATCCTCACCAAATTGAACCGTTGTTTCCAAGTCCAATACAATAGTTACACTCACATTATTCCCCTTTAAATTTAGTTTCCATTAATCGTTTCCACAGGGTTTCAATCGGGAACAACTCATCGTGTTCCATCTTCAGTCTGTCGCCGTATCCGAAATTAACGGGGCTACATTCCTGTTTGAACGTCCTGCGATCTACCCATCCGTTGATCCGCATCTCGTTTGGATCTTCGGTTCTCCCTACCAACACAGCTATCTGAGCCCGGAACTTCGGTATTGTATCGAAGACCAGTGGGCCAAATTCTGAGTTAGTGAACTTAACATCTATCGAAGTGTCCCCACTCCACATATCCACGCCGCCATCACTGACTACGTTGATCGTTGGGGGTGTAAGGTCTAGCAGTCGAGCAACAGCAAACTCAGCCTTAAAGCCGTAGATGTTTGCTTCTACTCGGGATTGGTTCTCATTCTCTAACCGTGGCTTGAAGCCCTGCATTTCACAGAGCTTAACCGTATCCGCCCCCATTATCTTAGAACTATGGGCGTCCTGCTTCGATAGACGTAAAAGCATATTTACTCCACATACCGGCTTAGTTCCGGCTGAATGTTGCAAATAACTGTGCCGTGCCAACCGGACAGTTTGTTCTTGCTTACCGTCAGGTAGCGAGAAGTATCCGGCTCAGAGTCATCCACGTCACCGGCTTCGTGCTTGCCGATACCAATACACAAATCTAGCTCGGCCATCTTACCAATCTTACTGCCTTCCATATCGAAGCCTGAGAGACGGGTACGCCCCTTGGCATCGTTACTGGCTTGGCTGACAGCGATCAGGGCACAGTCATACTTCTTGGCTGTCTCCCGTAGTCTGCGATACAACTCACGCAGTCGTTCATGTCCCGCATTGAAGTTACCGCCGATGTTTACTTTGTCGGCTTGGTCAATGATTAGGATGTCTGGTTGTTCTTTCTCGACGTAGGCTTCTATCTTATTTAGATCCCAGTCTTGTATCTCGTTCATATCGAACAGATCTTCGATCTCTGAGAACTTACGTCTAGCCTTGAGGGGATCAGCAATTACTTGCTCCCGAGTAACACCAGCATGGGCTTGGATAGCTCGGAGCATGGTACGGCCAGTGTCTTCCTCATTACCGAGGTAGATCACTTTAGCGCCTTGCTCACAGAAACCACCGGGGCCAGCGCAGATAGATACTAGGAATGCTGTCTTGCCTGTCTCGGGTAATGCAAACACACAACCAAACTCTCTAGCACCGATGCCATAGACATTGCGGGAGAGGGTAGCGATGTTAAACTCCCAGCGGTTTTCGTCAGTAACCCCAGCCAGTAGTTCGTGTATGTCCTTGGTAGTCTTGTCCCCAAAGTCCGTAGGCATGAAACCTTCACGGGTCGTGTCGAGTAAGCCCACCAGCCTGTCCATTGCAGAAGAGTTACCATCAGCCAATTCAATACCGATGTTAGCTACCTTGGTACCAACGTGGCGTTGCCACAGTCCGTGTAGTACATCCGATACAATCAGGGGTGAGATAGGATCAACATCTGAGATGTCGGTTATGATGTCGTTAAAGGCCTCGGTATCAGAACGAGTAGCGACTGGGTTATTGTTCGCCCAGAGTACTTGTATGTCCGATGCAGATAGGTCGTGCTGGTACTTTTCATGTGCCGACACGATGGTGTTGTAGGCGTCCT